GATGTTCAAAGCTTTCATTGACATCGCCATGGACCCTGGGTGTCGACTTCCTGATTCGGTTCGGGAGGTGCTCGGGGACGTGGTCATTCCGGCTCCGGACGGAAGACGCAAATCTCATCCGCATCCTATATTACACGTGACACGAAAAATAGCCGAGGCTAAAGCCTTGGACCTTGCCACTACCATTGCTGGTGGTGGCCCTCACGTGCGAATTGTAGATATTGGTGGCTGCGTGCGTGGGCATGTCGGTCGTGGTAACGTGCATTCAATGCAACCGGACCACAAGCGGCGGCCTAAGCAGAGCCCCCAATTTGATTTCTGTGATAACCGGCTTTCGAGCTATGGTGATTGCAGTAAGTGTTGCGGCGCGGATGTGAGCGTTTCTGTTCATTCGTTGTATTACTTTGATCCAAAAGAGTTGTATGACTATATGATGCAGACTTGGAGTCAGGCCCATGTGGCCGTATTGCACGATTTTGCCCGCGATTTCACGCCTGGCGAACGTGCAGAGATAGTGTCTCTGGATATCACACCGGAGAGTGTCTCGATGGCTGTGAATGGTAATGCTACCGCGTACCGTCACCCGAACCCCACGTTGTGGCTGTCGTTTGGTGAACTATGCGGTGAGGGGTATAGGTTTTTTACACGTAAGTGTTTTGATGTTGAGTCACATCTCGTGATGATGATCATCTGCCAGCCCCTTAAAACCACGATTTCAATGCCATCAATCGACTTTGAACAAGAAGTGATCAAGCAGGCCGAGCTGCTCGCTCTCGCCATTGATACTACGCAGTTTGCTGCTAATTTCAACCCTTTCATGATGCGTCTCCGTAATGCCATGCGCTGTCGCGGTGAGGCCTATGGGAAGTGGTTCGATGATTATATCAATGCTGATCGTGCCGTGGATTTATTCTACGGGGATCAGGAGCGTCAGTTGGACAGGCTTGAGCGTGTACACGGGTTTGGTGTCCGTGACACGTCCTTGTTGACCCATGAGCTCCTACGAACGCACCCTGATAGCATGGTTTCCATACTAGGCCGTCTAAAAATGTTCTACAGGAGGTGGCAATTGGGCACGCTGAGGGTTTGGGACGTGGTCGATGTCCGTGCCACCTTCAGGCGTGTGTGCGCCGTTGGATTCTTTGGTTGTGGTCTCTATGTCCTGCATAAAGCTTGGGTGTATGGTGTTGCGGTTGTTGGTGACCTCTTGAAGTCACCGGCCAGTGTTTTCTTTGACAAGGAACACTGCGCCTACGCCGTGCCAGACACCTGTGAGTATACACCGGGAGATCTTGGTGAAGGTAGCTTTCTTAAACCTCGTGATTTAGCACCTTGTTTGCCTCGTACTGCCGCCATCAACTATCATTATTTGGTTTCGTGTGTTACCCCAAACTACCCGCGACGTTGTGATCACGCTGTGTATAGTGCCTTGGTTAACAGGGTTCTTAATGCGCGTGCAACCAATACGTTGTGGTTGTCTATGGGTTTAGCGAACTTTGATGCGTTGAGGGTGTTTTGCTTGGTGAATTACACCGATGTTGATTTCTCGGAGTGGGTGGGGCGTTACCCACTCACGCGCAGGAAGGAGCTGGTGGAGGCTCGGCTGGAACTCGCATTTCGTTGTTACGATCCTGAAAAGTTCTCAACCACCACCGGCTTTATCAAGAATGAGATGGCTTCCAAGGCTATCGTGAACGCGCCACGGTTCATATCGGGGCGCGAGGCCACCTACGACGCTGCAATTGGCCCGGTGGTGTATGCCTATTCTAATCTCGTGGCCCGCTATTTTTGTGTGGAGTTTGACATTTTCTACACTTGTGGCGCTTCGAATGAAGATAAGGCGTTGTGGATATCGGATCGCGCCCTTGTCGGTATGTATTTGTATGAAAATGATTTCTCTAAATTTGACAGTACTGTTACCGATGAGGCTATTGAGTTCGAGTGCCGTTTGTATCAATTCCTCGGCATGGACTCAGGTACCGTCGATCTCATCCGCACACAGAAGCAGTCAGTTGGATCAGTGCGCGGCGGCTGGAAATATTCCACTACCGGCTGTCGGGCAAGTGGGGTCCAAAACACATCCCTCGGCAACTCTCTACTTAACATACAAGCGACGCAGTTTAGCGTGGCGCAGGCGTGCCATATTATGGTCATGGGCGATGATTGTGTAATCGCCACATACCAGCCATTGGACGTCGTCGCCGCTGCCGAGCGGTTCGCCAGCCTCGGGTTGCAGTCTAAATTAAAAGCTGTTACCCTTGACAATGTGGAGTTTTGTTCGAGTATTGTGTATCCCGTCAGGGATGGATATGTTATGGGTCCGAAGATTGGCCGCATCCTGGCACGTGTTTGTTGGGATATCAAGTTCACTCCTGAGCGTCAGAGAGTGCAACATTTGCGGTCGGTGTTTACTGGGTTGTATACCCAGTGCCATTTCATTCCCGTTCTACAGCAATTTATTGCGCGATGGGCGACCCCGAGTCTTGAACGCACTGAGCACAAGTCTTTCTGTGCCGTTGTCCATGAAACTACTCTTCAAACGTGGGTTTTCTTGTGTGAGAGATATTCCCTGCCTATAGAGGCTCTTGAGTCCTTGGCATCACACTTGTACACGTTTACACCGCCGCACGTTTGCAACCACTCCGCCTTGCTAAATATAATGCAGGTGGACTTTTATGCCGATGGTTGCTCGGTTTTTAATTGTAACAGTCTTTTTCTCGTACTTGTATTATCTCCAATTCTTGAAGAGTACATTAAAAGCTATCATTATATTCTTGTGTTGCTCATTGCTGTATATGAGTCCCACTCCTTTTATTCATTCATATTAAAAAGCATCACTCATTCATTTTTCTGGCTGTTCCCGTTGCCCTTTTCTATGATCCTTCATTTCTTATTTAATTTGTATGTTGTGTGTTCTACGGGCTCTGAAAAATTTTATTTCTCGTTTATTATGGCTAATTTAAAAAGAAGAACCAAAAGTAAGAAAGGCAAGAAGAGGTCCCCAAAAGTCGATACAACTAGCCCATCCTCCGTGGTGGGCGCAGTGCGTTCGGCTGTTAAGGCCGCTCTTGTCGGCGCTGGCTCCGCTGGGGGTACCTATTTGGGTGGCCCCGCTGGTGGAGCTCTCGGCGGTCGTATTGGAGCGTATTTGTCTCGCATCACCGGCATGGGTGACTATAAGGTCGAAAAGAACTCGATCTTCAATGGTACCCCCATCCCGGCTTTCTCCAACGGTCATCGTCGAACCATAGTTCGTCATCGTGAGTACTGTTTCGATATCCTGGGGTCGACTTCGTTCAACCTCGCGAATTACACAATCAATCCCACAGCAGCCACTTTGTTTCCTTGGTTGAGTCGTCTTGCTGGTGGTTATCAACAATATAAGTTCCACGGTTTAGTATTTGAATTTATTTCTACCTCCGGAAATGCTACTGGCGCCAACACTTCGTTGGGCACCGTCATTATGGGGGCTAATTATAACTGCGTCGTTCCAGGCCCGAGCACCAAAGCTCAGGTCGAGCAGATGGAGTTTACTATTTCTACAACACCGTCAACTAACGCCATCTTTCCTGTTGAATGTGACCCGTCAGAACAAGTCACTGAGTACCTTTACGTGAGCAACTATGGTACCAATGATCCTCGTCTGACGCGCATGGCCAATTTCCTCATTGCCACTACCGGCCAGCAACAGGTCGGCAACGTGCTTGGGGAGCTCTGGGTTTCTTATGAAATTGAACTACTGAAGCCCACCTTTGGCACGCCCACTTCACAGATATCCCTCATCAACAACAATGAAATTGCATACAGCGCTGGAGCCAGCTTCAGTTTTGAAAACATGTTTACTTTGTGCCCATCGCGTTCGTCTGCCTATGTATATGGTCCCGTTGCGTTAGCGACCCAGTCCATCACCAATGACACCTTTACATTTGGCGACAACGTGAGTGGCGGTTATCTCGTCGTCGAGGTTTACCTCGCAAATGCCACCAACGTCATCACCATGCCTGTCGCAGTCCTCGGGCCTGGGCTAACTTTGCCTGGGACGACCAGTGGACCTTGGGGTCCCGGTGCCTTTTATAATAGTGCATCCGGTGACACCATGTTTCGCCCATCGTCTTACGTGCCCGGGTCGACAAGCGGCGGGTGTGATCCTGGCTCAATGGCAGGCGCCATGTTCGGCATCATCGTCAAAATTAATTCGTTGGGCAATAAGTACCTTCGGTTTTATGGCGGTTCTGTGCCTACCAACACCGGTGCCCTCGTCAAGATCCGCTATATTGGGACCCTTTGAGTTGAGTCAATCGTTCAGTTTTGATCGGGAGTTGCGCCCCGTGAGTTTCGTAAAACGTTGCACGTGTAGACGGCTAGCTGCACGTAAAATCTCCTCCCCGTCGGTTGTTATGACCGGCGGTGCCAGCGCACTTAGAGCTGGTGTACCAAAACTAA